TCATTTAGTAGCAGCAGTTTGCGCAAACGTGTGGTCCACGCAGAAACATTCAAGGCTCTAACAAATGGAACCAATTAAGCCCATAAAGACTTTCAAGGTCTACGCATTGATCAGACAAAGTGGTATAACCATGAACTACGTTTATGGAGGCAGCACCTCTAGTGCGTTTGGCCCTGGCTTTTACAGCACCAGGGAAGAAGCTGAACAATTACGAACCGTAGAGATTCTCAAAGACACCACTGGTAGCGGCAACAAATACCATGTGTTCGAACTAGAAATCCCTAATCCTGTATACCAAGAATAACATGCATATACTTTTTAACGGCGACTCCAACATGGGAGGCGAAGAACTAGATGACAAAAAGCTTGGAATGGCCGGAGTCATCACAGACTACTATGGTGCTACTGCAACAAATTTAGCAGTGAGCGGAGCCAGCAATGACTTGATCTACACTTCAACCTGGGAATACTTACAAAACAATCCTGCCCCTGATCTTGTGGTCATTGGCTGGAGTGAGCACGGGCGTGAGCAGTGGTATTTTGAAAAACAGTTTCACGAGATCAACCAGCTGGACGTGGGTCAACAGATTCCCAATGAGTTTCGTCGACGCTATCAGTTCTGGAAGAATCACATCCAGAAAGATCCCAATTGGCACAGGGTCATGAGCTACTACTGGCACAACAAGATCTACAACTTGCACATGTGGATGTACGAGCGCAAGATTCCTCATTTGTTTTTTAATGCATTCCATCACTTCCAAATTGAAAGCGAAAAGGAATGGTTGGATTGGCATTGTTGTTTCTTCTGCCCATACAACGAACGTCAATGCTATGTTCCGTTTTGCATTGAAAACAACTACGAAGAACTCACTCCAGGATGGCAACATTTTGAACCTGCAGGTCACAAGGCTTGGGCAGACATCCTGATCAACGAAATCAACACAAGTCCAGCACATGCTATTATATTCGAACGGGAACAGTCACTCCGCCGCGGCTGAAGCAGTTAATACACATGCCTGGGCATGTGACGATGGATTCTTTTGGGGCTTGGGCAAACAGCCACACCCCGACAACGAACGTGCTAGTTACAGTTGTGAGTTAGCCAACTGGTTGCGAGCTATCTTGTACCTCGATGCACAAGCAGGTTGTTCTAATACTCGCATCATGCGCACTACCAGGCAGTGGATCAAAGACAATCCCGATGCTGTAAAAGATTGCTTCATGGTAATCCAATGGACCACCTGGGAACGTGAAGAGTGGTGGCACATGGGCGAAGACTATCAAGTCAACGCTAGTGGAATCGACACCGTACCGCCAGAGCTACAAGACCGGTACAAACAGTTTGTTGTAGACATCGACTGGGAAACATGCCGTCAACGTGCCCATAACGAGATTTGGGCATTTCATAACGAGCTCAAAGACGCAGGCATCCGCCATGTTATGTTCAACGGCAATAACCATTTTGAAGGCATTCAGGATCAATTTGATTGGGGTACCAGCTACATTGGACCCTATGATCATACAAAAACGTACGATTTTGTATTAAGAAATTCCGGATTTAAAACTGTTAACCCTGATAGTTGGCATTTTGGGTCAGATGCCCATTGCTTTTGGGCAGAATATCTGTTACAATACATCAAGAACAACCAACTTTTGGACTCCAATGAAATACCTGCTTATTGATACCAGCAACATGTTTTTCCGTGCCCGTCACAGTGCACATCGGCAAAGTGACACATGGACCAAGCTGGGTTTTGCTCTGCAAGTCACAATGATGAGCGCAAACAAAGTGGCTCGTAATTTTGGTGCAGATCACGTGGTATTTGCACTGGAAGGTCGAAGCTGGCGCAAAGATCACTACAAACCTTACAAAGCCAATCGTGCCGAAGCTCGCAGTGCAATGACAGAAACAGAAGCAGAAGATGACAAGCTGTTCTGGGAAACCTATGATGATCTGACTAAATACTTGTCTACAAAAACAAATTGTAGCGTTATTCGTTGCGCCACTGCTGAAGCAGATGATGTGATTGCTCGTTGGATTGCGCTACACCCCCAAGATGAACATGTGATTGTCAGCAGTGACTCAGATTTTGTGCAACTGGTTGCACCCAATGTGCAATTGTACAATGGTATTACGGATCACTTGTTCACCACAGATGGCGTGATTGACGCAAAAGGTAAAAAGTTGGCATTTTCAGTTGAAAGCAATTCCAAGATCAAGGTTGGCAAAGCAGATGCCAACTTTGTGGCTCCTGTGGACTATCACCGGTGGGCCTTGTTCTTGAAATGTGTGCGAGGCGATACCGGCGACAATGTGTTCTCAGCTTACCCAGGTGCTCCTGTTAAAAGCACAAAGAATCGTGTGGGACTGACAGAAGCCTTTGAAGATCGCAACAAAAAAGGCTATGCATGGAACAACCTCATGCTTCAGCGCTGGACTGACCACAACAACGAAGAACACAAGGTATTGACCGATTACGAACGCAACTGCGAACTGATTGATCTTACTGCACAACCCGAACATATCAAACACAGTGTGGACACAGCAATACGCGAACAAGTAAGTCACCGAGACGTGGGCATGGTAGGTGCTCACTTTCTGAAGTTCTGTGGACGATACGAACTCAATAAATTGAGTGAGCAGGCTGAACCAATCAGTCGCTGGCTCAATGAAACATACAAAGGAGTCCTAAATGACGCTAATAGCTAAACCAGTAGTAGACAAAGAATACTGGATCATCAAGCAAAATGATCAAAAGGTTGGCAACATTCAAGCCGTAAACGATGGTTATCAGATCACCATCAACAACAAGATAGCTAGTTACAAAACTATTCCTATGTTGAGAAACCGTGAGAATATTGAATTCGAGCCAGCTGAGAAAACCAGCAAACAGTCAGATCGACAGGTTCATGGCTATGAGACCTCTTGTCGAGTATTCAATCCTATCTGGGATGTCAAGCACCGATTGCCATTGTTTACCAAGGAAGAAAAAAGCAAAAGTTGGTATGCTGCCGGTTGGTACTTGGTCAAACAACATCGCAACTGGAAGCCAATACACAATCCAAAATTGATTGTGTTAGAACGTTATGCCTACCAAGGCCCATTTTATACTAGAGAAGAAGCCAATGACAAATCCGTTTCGTGATCAAGAAAAATTTATGCGAGCTTGCGACCAAAGCGTCGACGAGTTCAACGGCACACAGTTTGACATGTACTGTGCCCTTATTGAAGAAGAGCATAAAGAACTAAAGGTTGCGCTGGCAGAAAACGACGACGAAGAAATTGTTGATGCATTGCTAGACATCCTCGTTGTTACTATGGGCGCACTACACAGTTTTGGTGCCGATGCTGAAGGTGGCTGGAAAGAAGTTATGAGAACCAACTTTGCCAAGATCGACAAGGAAACTGGCAAGGTTCGCAAGCGCGAAGATGGCAAGGTACTCAAACCTCAGGGTTGGACACCACCAGATCTCAAACCATTCTTGAAAAAGAAAAAATGACCACTAAAGTAGATACTACTTTTGGCGAAGATCCCAACTACGACAAAGTGATCACTGTCAAGCGAGGTGAATTCACTATAGAAGATTGGGTTGGGACACTAAGCCTGGAAGAACAGCAAGAATGGCGAAAGCAACATGACATCCACGAAGCCGCGGTACATGCAGCCGTGGCCGCCGGTGATGCAGAAGTGTATACACCTGATCCAGAAAACGCCACTATCAAATGGCGAAATCAAGAAATTCATCTGTACTGGATGAATACTATTTCGGCCGAAGACAACGACAGCTACCACAGCTTTTGGAGCAGGTACCATGCGGCTGTAGCAGAAAGAAATCAACAATGAGCATACACATCAACAGATTTATTGATCTAATCAAGGCACAAGAGAGTCGCGGCGGTAGAGATGTTACCATGAGTCTCAAAGATGCCAAAGATTTACATGCAGATATTACCAAGTTACTGTTGGTAGTTGAGTCTCTACGTGAACGACAAAACACCGACAAAGATGAAGTAATCAAGGTTGAGCTCACCGGCGGCACATTTTAATCTACTCAGTTTTCTAGCTAAATAAAACTAGGAGTTTAATGATGAGTAGACCTAAACCCAGTGTGCTGATAGAGCACACAAACAAACAAACTTACAAGACCGAGCAAGTGCTGGCGTCGGAAGGAGTATGGGCAGTGTTCTACGACAATAGCCCCATCAATCTCAAGACATCCAATCTCTTGACTCAGTATCCGGGACCCAAGTACAAAAAGGTCTCGTTCTCAAATCCAGGGCATGCAATCAACCTGGCTAGAAAGCTCAACACACAGTTCAAAACTGACAAGTTTGCTGTGGTGCTGTTGACACAGGGTGCCCAGGTGTACCCCAATGGCCAGTAAGCGTACCATCACTTGTGCAGTGCTAGATATTTGTGTAGGCGAACACAAGCCCACACTAGATCAAGCCTTGGCCGAATGGTGGAAAAATCCTCGAGAAGATGCAGGCCTTCGATTAACAGCTGAAGGCTTTTTCATTTTTAATCTTGCTGAAATACAGCACTACAAGTTTCAACTGCCGCCTAGCATACATGCTCGTGCTAGGACCTTGTTGATCTTGGATCGCAAGATGACTTGTCCTTACTATCTCACACAAGGCAAGGCTCCAGAAATCTATATCTATGGCAGCAAGGAAGCTGCTCTATTTGCGCTGTACGGCGATGTAGAAAAGTTCCTAAGGGGTATAGCGCGGCAGTAACTTGTCCGCTAATGCTCGGGCTTGTGTGATAAAGTCCTGTTCCATCTTGCGTGGGAACTCCCACAACAAATATTCTCTGTTGCGTTCCAAACGTTTCTTGTATAGAGCAAGGTTAATGCGCCCACGTATTAGATCTTCGTTGCGCATGATAGCAGCAGATACACGATCCAGGTTTTCAACTTGTTCGTAGCTAGTATCTACTAAATCATCAAACATATCAAAACCCATCTGTCTACATTGCTCCACAATGCCTTGATGTCCGATAACAATAGGTATCTGCTCGGCCGCAATGGCCAGCAACGTTTTCTCAGTTACAATGCCCGTGAGTGGGAAGAATTGTGTTTCGTTTACAATGTTTACCGCCGCTGTGCCGTAAACATAAGCAAGCTCTAAGAAGTTAGGATAGTTCTCACAGCCAAAGTAATTGCTGTAATCAAAACGTGGTAACTTGATATCTGTACCTAAACTGAGCCAACCGTTATCGAATTCTTTCAGGATGTTAGCGGCTGTTGATCTATTGATGCACATGCGGCCGTTTAGACATTGCCAAGCGTGTGTTCTTGGTTGTGTCAACATGTGCCTCCACTGATCGAAGTTGGCTGCTAACTCATTGCACAAATTGTAGTTGTGGTCACTAAACTTGATTAGATTTAGTGGGCCATTGTAATACTTGTGCATGTCGCTGGTCCAGTATGTCACCAACACTCTATCACAATGTTGACCGTAGAACTTTTCAACTTTTTCAAGCTCCAACACACGACTGCCATGCATGGTAACAAAGTCTGGGAAGTGTACAGCAATCAATGTCTTAGGAGTAATCTCTGGCATTTCTAATCTCAAGTCCCAGCCATGCTCTGGATCAAACTCACCCCAGAAGGCGTGGAATCTATTTGGGGTTATGTCAAAACCCATAGGGCCTAGTGTTTGATTGTAAAAGTTACCAAAATTCATTGCTGTCTATTTACTCCGTAAATACTTGATGGAACTTACTATTGAACAAGCGTTGGGAGATCAGTACCTAATGTTTTACCATGGGGCCTGGCCTGCAGAAGATCTACAGCCAGTGTGTACACTGAAACAAAGCATTGCTACAGTTAACTATCATCTAGCAAAAAGCGGGCGTGTTATTACTAAATGGGAACCTGCGGCTCAAGACGAAGCTGCAAGACTGTTGTGGGTAAACTGGATGTATCAGCGACTAGGCGTTGAGCCTATAAGAAAACCAATCCTGGTACACAAAGAGAACAGCAAACTCGTAGTAGATTGCGGGGATACAAGACTAATGAGTCTTGGTCTGTTGATTGACCCTGGTGAAGTTAGTGTAGTATGCACCACTACCAAGGATCGTGCTGAGGAGTTTGTAGATTGGACTCCAGTTAGAAACAATCGCGAGCTGCTGAGACTTACTGGTTTTGGACGCGGGGCTCATGTTATGTTAAGGCCTGCTGCAACCCACGCAATAGAATGGTTAGAAGTGGGCGATCATACTACCGCACACCACTTGCACGATGTTGACCAACGTATTGCTATGATACAACGTTACATAGACACGCAAGTTGATGACTTTGAGTTCAGTATTGACTGGGCTCGTAGTTACATCAACTGGGACATTTACTCAAGATAAGGTAAGAAAGAGCGCTGCCAGTGTTCAAACTCGCTGCTCCAGTTTTGTTGGTATAGCTTTAACAAGTGTCTGTTGTAGGTAGCGGCTAGTTGGCAGCGTAGAGATACTTGTGCAAAGTCTGCTGTGCGCAGTTCTTTGCCGACTTGCAGGCTTTTCCAGATAAAGATACCTACCTTGTTTTCCACTTCTTTGAGACGGTCATAGTGATTGTGATCAATCAAGTCACTCATACAGTCAAAGCCCAGGCTTTCTAAGTATGCAACACCATAACGTCCTGTGTAGCAAGTCCAAGGTACAGGAGTGGTTAATAATCTAAACATCTTTTCACTGTAGGCAGCCGAGTTGTCGCCGCTGTAGGTTTCACATTCAATGTTTAGGTAGCTACGATTAAAGATTTCTTCGTGTGGCAACGTATAGTTCTTCAACGGCATCTGTGGCTTGATTAACTCATAGCTAGCATTCCAGTTGGTTTTGTCTTCGTCGCTGAGATAATTCCAATGCTGTTCGAAGTATGCTGGAATCTCGTCTGTGCCCAGGAATTTGTCCCCGTGGAACTCATACTGACAGTTGAAGTTTACATAACCCTTGTGCAAATGAACTCGCTTGGCTAGTTCTAACATAAGCTTGAGTCGTCGAGTATCAATCCTGTTGATGCTGAATGTATAGTGCAAGTCCGGCAACCACTCTGTTGGCGCATCGTCGGAAGCATAGATACCATAGAAGCTTGGGGGCAATTGCCAAACCTTGTATTGGGTTGGACACCCTATCCAGCCATCAGTGATCACTGTGGTGTTGCGATCAAACAAGTAAGGTAAATCTGTATGCTTGTCTTCACTGCAACTGCGAAGGTCATCGACTAGGCACACAATGACCTGACGATCTCCTTTGTGCCAAATCTTGTGAAACTGTTGGTCCTGTTCCCAGCCTCGATTCTCGAGTACGCGGTAGAAAAAGTTTTGTGCATCAGCTTCTCGGCCGAGACACCCTGAGTTCCAGATACCACCTTTGTGGATGGGTTCGCCTGTGTATGGGTCAAAATTCATAGCAATACTTACCGTGAAAAAACGGTTGACCCGATATTCATGATCGCTTATACTGTAATTACACCATCCCAATAACCCCCGAGAAAGGAGCCCAAAATGGCACAAGTCAAACTCAATCAAGCTCTATTCAAAGTTCAATTGACTGAATATGATCGTTTCTCGGGACAAAAACCCTGGGATACCATTTACTTTGATAATGAAACAGAAGCTCGACAATATGCAATCGATTATAATAACAAGCATAATAATTTAGATTATGCTCCTGAATGGTATGTACGTGCCGATTATGCAGGAAAAGTTGCATAAAAACAACACTTTTTAACCCCAAAAAGTAGTACTTTTTAGTACTACTTTTTCATGTGTAAAACGGTTGACCAAAAACGCCCGATTTGCTATAATATACACATGAACACAAAAACAGTAACCCGTAAAAAGCGTGTCGATCGTACTCACATCATTTACATGATCGAGTCCGGCGCTGACTTCTACATTGGCGTAACTGCCAAGACAGAAAGCACTGTTAAGAAGTCCGTGATTACTCGTTGCCGCAAGCACTTTTATCGTATGCGTAGCGAAGACAAGAGCTGGATGCTGTACGAAACCATGCGCGAGCGCGGTGTGGAATCTTTCACTGTGCGTGTGATGGCTGTGGTGCGTGGCAAGACCGGCGCTCACAATCTGGAACGCGACTTGATCCGTGGCATGAAGCCCAACCTCAATACCGACGTGCGCGGTGTTGACATGTAATCCAACCCCTGCTACAATTAAACTTTCTTAACAAGGACTGCTATGAAAAGCAAAGAGATTGAACTCAAGCCAGGCGAAGGCAATTACTACCGTGCCATGTCTTTCCATTGGGTCACGGTTACTGTTTTGATTGTGCCTGTTGTGATCTCTTTGATCATAGCAATTATCAATCCGTTTTGGTTCCGAGACGGCATGTTCCGCTTTATTGAGACTCAAGTCAACAAACTGAGCCGTTGGCGCAACTATACCCAGTATCGCATCTACTTGGGTTGCGATCCCAAAGTGTGGCATACCCTCAAAGGCGACTTGCAGTAAAAAGTAATACTTTTGCAGTATTACAATTTCGGTTGACCCAAAATGCCCGATTTGCTATAATATAAGCATAGTAAGACACAAAGGAGCCACAAATGACTATCAAGCGTTTCAAACAAGCCCAGCGTTTTCGTGTTATCGTTGGACCAGCATGTTTCTATGCCACTGCCAAACAGATTCGTAATGGTATTGGTGACTTTGTAAACTGCAACGCCGCAGTGCAAAAGGCTCTGGATACCCTGGAATTTCAGCGTAGCGGTGGCTATCAGAATGCTGGCGTTTTGGCGTTTTCGACAGGGCTTGCAGGTACATGGGAAGGCCTTAATATTCAACTCAACGTGGCTTAAGGAGCCTAATATGACCATGCCCGCTGGCCGTTATTACATTGGTGATTTGTGCTATGTTATGCACGACGAATGGAGCGAAGTTTGTGATCGGTTTTTCCCCCCAGGTACCTCAGGCCGTGGTGTCGAAGGTGAGTTCACACTAGCAGACGGTCGTCGATACGCTAGCTTCGGCACGGCATATGGCGACGGCGGTTACCGCTCCAACATTGGCACCAGCCACTCTGTGGACTCTGGCAGCATCGGTTGCATCCGTGTTGAAGACATTCGCGACAACACCTACGATCCTGCACGGATTGAAGAACTGGGTGCTATTGTAGAATTCGATCAACCCTTTGAAGTGTCAGCAGATCAAGGTCTGCTGGTGTTTGGGCATGTTGAAATCGAAACCGCCGACGACGGCGATGATGAATACAACGACGAAGAATCTGATTGTGTTGACGAGGAGTAAGATATGCCTTGTAGAGATTACACCAGTGATGACTATGTCACTTACAAAAGTGATGCCACTGAGAAGCGACTGAAAGCACAAGCTGACAAACTGGCTCGCATTGCCTGCAAGGCTCTTAACGCTCTTGAGGCTATGGGCAAGGAAGATTTTCTCCTGCTCAAAGATGACGAAGTTCGTGCCTGGTGGACTGAGCACAAAGAAGCTGATCGCAAGGCACGTGAAGCAGAACGCATCAAGCAAGAACGCAAGGAAGCCAAAGCCCGTGCTATGGCCAAACTAACTGATGAGGACAAGATCCTGTTGGGTCTTAAAAAGCGATGATTATCACAGCATACAAATCAGAAACAGACGGCAAGATCTTCGAAGACAAGAAGAAGTATCAGAACCACCTGCGAGTTCTTGCCCGTCACCGTCTGGCTCAAAAGAAGCTGAAGATTGTCGAAGCAGAGAAAGATGCTGCCTGGGCAGAACTGTACGAGCGTGAGCAAAGCATCGATGATTGGTGCCAAATGGTTATTGACAATCAGCACCTGTTCTGGGCCGAAGCCGCCCTAGGTGATCCCTACGATTGGGCCTGTGTTGGCAAAAAGATCAGCCGCCGCAAGGATGCTCAGGTTGTGCCCATGCCGCGACTCCTAAAGATCACTCATGGGTTGCACTGGAGTGACATGGTCAGCAACAGTCACTCATGTCCTGTGGGCGGTGTTACCTGCTGGAGCAGTTACGAAGCCCAAGATGGTCGCCCACGCGGCTACCCCGGTTGGCACGGACGCATTGACTGGCTGGTTGAGTGGCCCAAGGAATTTGAGCATCTCTACTTGGGCAGTGACCTATTCAGTCGTGGTACATTTTGCAGTGGTCGCCAACGTGCCCACACTGGTTCGGGCGGTGGCGGTGGTATGCACTTCAGCAAAGAGTTCAACACCTGGTGTCAGCGTCCTGGCTACAGTTTCAGCATCTTTGCCTCAGACTGGCCCGGTATGGCTCGCTACTACGAGAAGCGTAAAATGTGGAAAACACTTAGCACCAAGGAGTTTGCGTGAGCGAAGTCCACGACATTATCGACCGTCCGATCCGTGCAGGTGACTTTGTAGCGTTCTATGCCAACGTCTACAAAGTGTTATCAACGAACAAACCTAATTCAACCGGACACGGTTATGTTAAGATCATCCTAGCCGAGCCTAGTAAGACCACAAAGCCTGTAAACAAGTACAGTCGAGAAATGTGCGTTATTCCTGCAGAGGAAGTAACGTTCTGGCTGTTGAAAAGGAAGAATTGATGAAAAGCTCTTGGGCATTTGTTAGGAAAGAAATATACAAAGGTGACCCTATGGAAACCATTGTGTTTATTCGAGATCTCAACATTGGGCGTATGAGCGTTACCAACGATGCTGAATCAGTTTTTCTGGAGTGTCAAAAGATGTACGGACGTTGCCGTGTGGTGTATCAAGACAGCGAAGGCGAGTGGTCGGAAATCACTTACGCCAACTTCGCTGCCTTTTTCAAGCCCTGGCATGGCCTGGTGTGGGACCAACTAACAAAGGTGTGATGATGGGAAGACCAGTAAAAGATTATTGGAACTGGGAAAAATGTTCAATTCCTTATGCAGGGGACTGGCGACGCCAGCTAGAAGCAGAGCACTTCTTGCGCGATAATGTATCTAATTCTCATTACAAAATCTTTGCGTCAAGCGATTACCCGACTCCGCGACGTCGACATTCTTGTAAAGTATACACAGCATTTCATTATTACATCAAAGACCCAAAACTTGCAATATACTTTGCATTAAGGTATGCAAAATGAAAGCAGTAGGCTGGATTGAGAATGGAGAGGTGCGCTGGTTGGGCCAAAACCAACCTGCCGAAGGTACCGTGCTGTTTGTGGAAGTGCCAGAACCGGTGGAAGATCGTGAGCCCATTGGCTACACACTGGAACCAATCTATGCACCACGCCGAGGCAGCATTGTCACACAGGCTTTTGTGTTGTGCTCTAGTTGCGGCGGTGCTGTTTCCGGCACTGGTGGACCCAAATACAATGCAGTGTGTTTGAAGTGTATTGAACAACTGGACTTGATCAACAAGTTGAAAGCATGACATACATTACCAACTACAACAACACTATTCAACTGCCCAACGAGCCAGGCCTGCTAGAGTGGCTGCAACAACATTATCCAAAATCACGCTATAGAATAGTAACTGTATGAACGCAGAAAAAGAAAATACATTTCGCGCACTGAAAGATCTGCCCTTGCTAGCCGCACGCCAGTGGTGGTGCAGGCTTGGTATTCACAGTTGGTTACCCTGGCAAGATCCTGTTAAAAATCAGCGTGGCGGTTACAATTTCATCGAACAGTTTCGTGCATGCGGTCACTGTAACAAAGCAGAACGGAGAATACTATCAAAGGATTGATGTGACTACCTTAACTTATTACAAAATTCGCAAAAAGAGCGATCCTACTCAGTTTCGCAAAGCTGATGGCAACTGGAATACTTCGGGCAAAGTGTATGACACCTTGGGCAAACTTCGTGCTATAATCACCATGCACATGAACAGCCACAGTGAGTACCATCGTAATCAGATTCAAGACTGGGAGTTTGTGGAGTACGAAGTTTCAGTCAAAGAAGTTCGGCAACTGATCGACATTGTAAAACCCGAGCGGGTCTGGAGCCTGTTAAAAAAATAATGGAATACGAAACTTGGATGAAGCCGATGCACTTGCCTTGTGGTGGCGAAGCACACTTTGACGAAGGTGCAGGCTACGGGCATCGTTGTTGGGATTGTATGGCAGTGGTAGGCAGCATGGGGCAACCAAGGTCATGCAAAGATGAGATGGATAAGTATGAGATACTCAAAAAACTTGGCGGGCGTGTCAGCTGGGATTATAATAAGGGTTGCGAGGTATCAAAATGAATGAACGAATTCGTGAATTAGCATTACAAGCAGGCGGAAGCCACTACCCCGAAGTTGGGGGTGAACTGTTGCAAAAGTTTTCAGAATTGCTGATCAAGGATTGCGCCAGCAAAGTCAAACATGTTGCCAAACAAGGCGGCGGCACTTACGGCGAAGTTATTTTGACAGCATACAACTTGCCACCACGCTATGACTAAGACCATTCCTGAGCATCGAGACCTGTTTGGCCAATCCTTGGAGATCGGCGACTGTGTGGTTTATCCGCGAAGCAACAGCATGAACGTGGGCACAGTAGTCAAACTCAATCCCAAAATGGTTGGTGTCAAAGCTGTGGGTGCCAGAAGCTGGGGCTCTTGTAACAAGTACCCAACCGAGCTGGTCAAAGTGTCGGGAGCAGAAGTTACTATGTACCTGCTGAAGACCACTAAAAGTAGTTGACACTAAATAAAAACCCTGTTACAATGTAACATTGGGGCTATAGCTTAATGGTAAAGCAGTGAACTCATAATTCATTGAGTCTAGGTTCAATTCCTAGTGGCCCCACCATATAAATATCCTTATGAAAGTCACTGAAGATCAGTTTCGTTTTGAATGGTTCTCCGGCACAGGCAAAGGAGGACAGCATCGCAACAAGCACCAGAATTGTTGCCGCTGTATTCACGAGCCCACAGGGATTGTTGCCAACGGAACCAACAGTCGTAGCCGCGAAGACAATCGTGCGGCTGCTCTCAGTACATGCCGCAGTCGTGTAATGGCGCACTTTCATCAAGATACTCCGCGGTTCCAGGCTGGTACAGAACGCATTCGCACATACCATGAGCCTGACAATCGTGTGGTAGATCATGCTAGTGGCCTAACAGATTCGTGGACCAATGTTATTGGCAAAGGCGACATGGAGCCTGTGATCATGGCCAGAGCCAAAGCAGTTAGATAAACAATTTCTGGGGTTCGTATAATGGATAATACACGGGTCTTCTAAGCCCTTTATAGAGGTTCGATTCCTCTACCCCGGACCATAGTTTATTTCAATTACAGTCATTGAAATAATTTCAGACAAAAGCAATGAATTTGCTTGATTTCATTGCTATATACTATTACAATAAACACTCAGTACAAACACTGAGACATTTTTTAACCTAAGGAAATCAAAATGAAAACAGTTGGCGACAAATTAGCCCCATTCGCAATCACAGGCGTCAAGCCTGGACAACCTGAAGATGCGTTTTACACCATCACAGACACCAGCTTTGAAGGCAAGTGGAAAGTAATCGTTTACTATCCAAAAGACTTTACATTCGTTTGCCCAACAGAAATTGTGGCCTACGACAAACTGGCACAGGATTTTGCTGATCGTGACGCAGTATTGCTCACAGGATCAACTGACAATGAGTTCTGCAAAGTAGCATGGCAAAATGCACACGCCGATTTGAAGAAGATCACACACCATCAGTTTGCAGACACACAACGTGCCACCTATGATCCAGCATCTGGCACAGTCAAGAACCTGAGCTTGATCGAACAACTGGGTGTATTCTATGCGCCAGCAGGTGCCGCACTTCGTGCCACATTCATTGTTGATCCCAACAACGAAATTCAACACGTTACTGTGAACAACCTCAACGTTGGTCGCTCTCCAGAAGAAACTCTGCGTGTGTTAGATGCACTACAAACAGGCGAACTTTGCGCTTGCAACCGCACAGTCGGCGGAGAAACTCTGTAATGATAAAGCTTCAACGAGGTATCGACACGCTACGGCAACCCGATCGTAATCCTAGATGTTATGAAATGACAGAACAGGAACGACTGGATCGCGTTCGTGAATGGAACAATCGTAATGTTTGGAACACTTCTGAGCTTGCTGAAGAGGATGAACTGAACTTCTACAACGGGGCCTAACCATGTTAGAAACCATTTGCGATACATTAGTTGAAGCATATAGACGCAATTGGATCACCAGTCGTGATGGCAATGTTTCAATTCGTCATCACGACAGGGATCACTTTTACATCACACCCAGTGGCGTCCGTAAGCAAACAATGCAACCGGATCAGTTCAAGAAGATCAGCATTCACGGGTTGTTGTGGCAGGAAGAACACTATTCTGATATCAGTGCTAAACTCAAGCCCAGTGGGGAGATTCCCTTGCACTTTGGATTGCAGAGAGCAATGGGCCAGCACAGCAATGATGTCAGGGTTGTGGTTCACTTGCATCCTACATATTGTGTGGCAGCCATGCATCGGGGGATTGAGTTAAGCAGCCTTGCTGATAGCTTTCCTGAACTCAGTCGTTATACCAAAGTAGCACCTAACGTGGGAGATGTAGCACCTATCAGTCAAGAACTTGCTGACCGTTGCCATGAGAACTTGCAGTTAGATGACTACGGAAATATTGCTTATGACATTGTTGGGATCAAAGGTCACGGAGTAGTGGCCATTGACACCAGTCCGTGGCGTGCATTTGAACACATCGAACGATTGGAACATATTTGCCAAATCGTATTAGCATCAGGGAAATATTAAAATGACAACATGGGTAGATCAACTCAAAGAAGGTATCCCGGACTATGCCAAAGATGCCAAACTAAACTTAGACGCTGTAATTAAGCGTAGCACATTGCCTGTAGAAGAAGCTGAAGCATGTGCATTGGCTGCTACCTTTGCATCAGGTAATACCAAGCTGTGGACCTGGATTCACAGTCAAATTGCCAACCGTGTGGAAGCAGATGCTGCTCTCACAGCTGGCTCAATCATGGCTCAAAACAACACATGGTATCCGTTTGTTGAAATGGCCGACGACGAGCAGCTCAAAGGCCTGCCGGCACAGTTGCGTATGAATGCCATTGCGTCACACGGTGGCACAACCAAGGCCCGATTTGAAGCTTATAGTCTCGCTGCCAGCATTGTTGGCAAGTGCCATTTTTGTGTGAAAGCTCACTATGAAACCTTGAAAAAGGAAGGCTACACAGTGGAACAGCTTCGTGACATTGGTCGCATTGCTGCCGTGATGAACAACGTGGCCAAGGTAATGACTGGCTAACCCGAACTGGTCGCGACAACATTGGGAATCCTGTATAATCAACACTATACAGGATTTTTTATGGCATACCAACCCACTACCTATGCGTTTCGCAACCCTGAACCCAGCAGTGTCTTATTCAACGCCGGTGCTGATGAAATGCTTCGTATAGCAGCCGACGGTTTCTATGTGCGTGGTGTGCGGATTCCAGTAGACGACAAGGAAGCCGAAACTGTTTACCGAGCTTTTAACCAATGGTTGGCCTGGGCCAACTTGCAAAGGAAATAAAATGTTGAGTTCTAGTCCTGATCGTGGTACCTTTCATATTGAAAACCAACTCAAACAGGTAGAAGAAGGATCCACAACTGCTGACCAAGCAGAAGAAATGATTGAGTTTTACAAATCGCACAACACCCGCCGACGCGAACAAGAAGCCGATGTTGAATGGCAGAAAAACAACATGGAGTACGACATGCGTAGTGCCGAATGGATGGTTGCCAAGGTACGAGCTTCGGAAGCGTATGCCCAAAACTTGTATGCCGCAATGTGCAACCGTGACTTCCAAAAGAACGAAGTATGGCCACAGTTAAAAAATCAAACCTGGGGTGCAAGTTGGCGTTATGCCGGGGGCATCGTAGCTGACATGCGCGGCGAAGGTGACTATATTGATTGGTACTGCTCGGGCATCAAAGGAGGTGTTGGTGATGAAGATCTGAATAATATGACTCCCGAGCAAGTTGAACGGTATCACTGGATGGAAAAAAACTTTGTCAGTGAAAGTGTAGTTACTGACGAAATCCGTGAGGATTTGTTCAAGTTGGGCTGGATCGTGTTAGATGAATAAATATTGATATGATTATCGAAATACGCCTTCAAAACACTCTATGGGAAGCCCGCAACATTTCGGGACCCGGTTACAACGTAACTGAAATCTTGGACGACATCGAAGGCGCCAGAGAAGCCGGCGAGCTAGCATGGGTAGATTGGGATCAACCTTTACGACTTGACATACAAATCGTAGAGCCGTAAAATAAGAGTTATTGCTGTATGAAGTGAAGTGAAACAGGTCTTGGACCCGGGTTCGACTCCCGGCATCTCCACCTAAGTGTATTAGGTATATTTAGGTGGGGATGACTTTGGTTTTCGACAGGGCAAAGAGTAACAGAGTGGACAGCACATCAGCAACGATGTAAAAAGAAGAAAACAAAGTAAACGCAAACGACTCACAGTTCGCATTGGCAGCCTAAACGCAGCCTAGGGTAAGACATACCTCGTAACAGAAACTCGGAACCCGCTTCGGCGGGTTTTCTTTTGGCAAAATTGTCAAACTTTCGTGTCAAACATGTGCGCACACGCACATGTTTTGTTAGAAAAATCATGTATACTCTCAGTATAAACCACTAATTAGTTTATAGCTCATTTTTATTTAAAGGAAAATTATGACAACTACAATCACAATCAAAGACAAAGCAGTCAATACCACATATCAGAACGTAACTGGTCTAACTGGCGGCTCGGGCGACGGTGCTGCCTTTGATGTTACAAAAACCAACGGAGTTTATTCTGTTGTTCTAGATAGCCTAGCAGCCAGTGCGGGCACTGGTTATGCGGCTGGCGACACAATCACTCTTGCTGGTACAGCATTGGGCGGCACAAGTGCTAATAACTTGATCGTTACAGTGGCCACAGTTGGAGCTGCTGGTAAAGTTGCTACCTTTGGTGTGGTAGGTACAGGTCGTGTTGGCGATGGCACAGTCGACGTTCAAGTTGATGTTACAGGTACCAACGGTGTTGACACCTACGTTGTACCGGGTGCTAGCACAGAATTCACAGTTACTAAAACTGCTGACGAAATCACATTGGCCAGCACATTGGCTACCAACGTGACATACACCCTGGAAGACCACGAGCGTGTGGAGTTCTCCAACAAAGGTATTGCATTTGATGCCGCAGGTCGTGCAGGTGATGTTTACGCATTGTTGGCAGCCGCATTGGGCACAGCCGATGTTACCAACGCATACAAAGGCATTGGTATCCATCTTGCAGATGCTGGCTGGACAAACAAGCAATTGGCAGAAGCCTTGTTGGCCACTGACACTTACAAAACCGACGCCGGTGGTGTGAGCCAAGAAACTTTCATCAAGCACGTTTACAAAAACGTCACAGGCACAGATGCCGCATTGGCTGATGTGACAGCGTTGACCAACTGGATGAATGGCAACAACTACAGCCAAGCTGAAGTGTTGGTCATTGCCAGCGAATTGGCCAGCTTTGAAACTGCCATTGGCTTGACTGGTCTTGCTACTACAGGTATCGAATACACGCCATTTGTAGCATAATATTGTTGTGACACAGAACCCGCCCCGGCGGGTTTTGTTTTGGGTTCAAAAAAATCACTATAAGTATTTTGTATGCTAGAATCCAATTTTTATCTAAATGAAACTAGAACTGTTGAATCGAGTCCCCATGATCTTTATCAATATTGCATTTACATAGGCAAACATTCCATTGTTACCCAGAAGTCTAACAGCTATTGGTACATCAAAGATAACACCGTGCAATGCTATTCAGGCCCTAGTATTGCATTTGACAGTTTGACAATGTGTGTTGAAATATTTGGCTACACACCTGAATCGCGATCTAGTACTTTTGGCAAGTTCACGGATCTTCCTTACATCAATGGATGCAGCTCAAAACAACTGATAAATCCTGTTCGTCCTGGTGATCCCACATGGCAGATGCTGTATATCCCGCCATTCACTAGCGAACAGGCTCATCACATTCATTCTACTGCCAGAGTGGTATATGTTCATTCAGGCAAAGGACTTAGTCATGTGGGATCCGCAGGCAATACAACACAGCACGTTTTACAACCTGGCATGGTAGTGGTCTTGGACAAAATGATACCGCACCATTTTTCAACCACAGACGAGCCATTGGTCGTTCTGCCTCTGCATATTTTTAGCAGTACCACAGAAGAACACGATCATCCAATGTTCAGAGGCACATATAGAATCTAAAGAAAAATCACCAAAAAGGCGCCTTTTTTGTTGACTTTTTATTCGCTGTCATATATACTAGCACTATGATGCAAAACATCCTGTTCACCTTATCAAGCATACCGTCATTGAGCAATGACCTCTATGCCTATGAGCGTGAAGATCAAGGAGGTCTTTGTTAAAGTAGTACTCTAGTGTTACATTAACAAAGACCCTCCAACTCGGAGGGTTTTCTTTTTTGTAGTTGACTGATATTTTGAAGTTTGCTACAATAGAAGCAAGTTAGGAAACAAGGCATCGACCTGTTCCAACAAAGTTTTTAAAAATAGTAGTTGACGAATATTTCGCTAACTGCTACAATAGAAGCTTAGTTAGTTAAACGCTAACAAGATGTTCTTTAACAAGTTACAGTTATTATCATATAGTTCCAGTCCTTGTGGCTGGCAACTATATGTAAACACACAAGGGTTACCGAATCCGTTAGGATTCTGCACAAGGTTACGCTGGCCGATGGGCTGGGCCTGTGCAGGGTTATGAAGCCGGGTGCTCTCCCAATAGGAGATGTCATCCAGAAAAGCGGCGGTGTTGTTCGGACCATAATGAGTGCAGGCGAGAAGCAGGAGACAGACCCGCTGAGGCAAGATCATAGGCAATATGTAAGCCCTATGTGAGCTGTAGTCACTGGACTTCCTTTGTATGTTTACATATAGTTGAAAAACTAATGCGAGTGTGGTGGAATGGTATACACTCAGGACTTAAAATCCTGCGCCTTTGTGGATTGAGGGTTCAAGTCCCTCCACTCGCACCAATTTTGTAAATGCACTAGATCCCTTTTAGTCAGACTTCCATTCAGGGCCGGGCTAGATCCCTTTTAGTGTGTTTACATTTGCGTAAGTGGTGGAATGGTATACACTCTGGTCTTAGAAGCCAGCGCCGCGAGGATTGAGAGTTCGAGTCTCTCCTTACGCACCAATTTTTGAAGTCATATCGCCTGGATACTTCCTCGCAAGAGCACTAGGTCCTGCAACCTTGACTTCGCTTCTTTATACTGGGTTCGTCTATCGGTTAGGACAGTAGGTTTTCAACCTACTAAGACGGGTTCGATTCCCGTACCCAGTACCAAGTTTTGAGGGTGACGCTACAGTCGTAACTGCCCGGGCAGGAGAAGACAAAAAGCCTAAGCATGCAGATGAGCTCGCATGGCCCTTGATCATTTCTGGTGCGTTCATATAATGGTCATTATCCTGGATTGTCTATCCAGAGACGGGAGTTCGATTCTCCCACGCATCGCCAAACAACTGGATCTTGTTCCCCATTGCCGGCTGTAACCCGGTAGGCTTTGTTAAGTGGGGTGGTTGCCAAGTAGTTCGATTCTATCAAGATCCACCAATTTTAATGGGAGAGTCGCTGCGAAGCGAATTCTTAAACGACCTGTAGAACTCCCAGGCGTCCTGTAGTTAGTATTTGGAGGTATCGCATAGCGGTCGATTGCACGGGACTGTAAATCCTGCACCCTTCGGGGTCTCGGTGGTTCAAATCCATCTACCTCCACCAAGTTTGTTTTTATAGTCAAGCATCGATAAAGGTATCGTGTAAGGACGCTTACACTATTCGGGTCCAACCGGCCGGGAACGGATCCTGAAATAACTGCCATCGGCTTTTGCACTCTTAGCGGAGGACGCATAAATTGGGCATCTCTCGGTGCTTGACTATAAAAATTGGTCTCAAAGTGTTCATGGACGCACACGAGCCTGTCACGCTCGAAGAAGGGGATCGTTACCCCTTGGGACCGCCAAGTTTTGTTGTAGTGTTAGCAAGTGAAATCACGCTGGCAAGGTTTCTTCGAAGGACCGAGTCAGTAGAAGGTTGCGGGTTCGATGCCCGACTGATCGGAAGATCAGGGTACATGGCGGCGTACAGGCTGGATGAATCTCAAGTAACGTACCGAGTCCCAGCCGGCCTTGATTAAAAGGGTGAATGGTGCCTATAACGATGGTGGCACGTCTACAACAAATTCAACATGTCGCATTAGACTTCTGGTGAGGTCATCACCCTTTCAAGGTGACCAGACGGGATCGTAACCCGTATGCGACTCCATATTGAAATGCTTTAAAGGAGCAGACCGGCGCACAACTC